AGACACACCGTTCGCACCCCACGCGCCATAGCCCCATGTTCGCGTACCCCATGTTGCACTGAGGTCTACAACTGTGGAAGCAGCGCCGCCCCACCGATTGTGACCCCAAGGACGTTGACCCCATCCGCTCATGGCACTTCCCTACTTAGGCAATACGGATAATAGCCGTAGCTGCCGCTGCTGACGGGAATTGTATCTGAAAATCACCGGAGCTTACTGTCTGGTCACCACCAAAGCTAAGTACCGCACAAGCAGAGTTAGAATCGCCTGTGTCATAAATCAAAGCACCTGATGTTGTAAAGCTAGAAGAAGTCCACGTTACAGAGCTAAAATTAGTGATTGCTGTTGTACCGTCCGCTGTAGGCGTAACAGAGGTAAGTAACTTGCCCTGCTGTGTGTACCCTGTAGCAGTGGGTAACTCGTCAGCACCCATTTGAGAATAGTTAGTAGTCGCCGCGCCAAATGTACCACTACCTGAAGCAGTAGCTTTGAAAAGCGCCATTTTAAACCGAGTGCTTCCCGCCGTAAAATTGTGTAAACCCTTCATCAACTCAACTTTGAACGATGTGGGCATTGCAGTTGTAATTGTAATTGCCATGTTAGACCTCTAGTAGTTTCACTAATTCTGGATGCCCCGCATCCCGAAAACGGTTGGTTAATGTGGTGTTGTGAGAAGCCACTGCCTGACGTAAGTAATTAAGCATTACACCTCTGATGTCATCTCTAAATGCTTCTGCTTGCGCCTGTATGACAGGGTGTGAGTTATTCCCAATGGAAATAACCTCGTTTATCGCATGTTCGGCCAATTCTTCGGGGGTAAATCCGCGCCCTGAAACTGCTGAAGTTGTTGCTATTCCTACTTCTACTCCACCTACTGCACTTAACATAAATTATCCTATTTAACTGGTACGCGAACAACGCCGTTACGATAAGCGTCAGTTTCTAATTTGCCATCACCTAAGTTCTTTAATAGTAACATAGCTTGAGCGTAGAGCTTTTCATACAACGCTACCATATCAGCTTCACCTTTTTGAAACCGTATGGCGTTAACCAAAGCCCCATTTAGTAGAGCAGAGTCAAACTGATCGCCTAACCACGTAGTTCCAGCAGTAACAATGCTTTCAGGATACTTCCCATAATGCAACTCAGCAACATACGTAACATTAGGCGTTGGCCCTACGATAAAACTAGTTTGACTAAAAATGCCATAGTGCTGTGGTCGCCCTTGTGTAGCTGCAACAGGGTAAGCTTCTCGTATAAAGCTAGGGTCTTTGTTAATTAAATAGTGATACTCCGCACTAGTAGGGTCAATAACCGCTAAAGAATACACATACAACATGCCTGTAGGCATCGTGAGATACTGATTACCGCCGGTTATATTACCCGTCTGATTCGCACGTAACGCAGGGAGATCAACAGTAGAGAAAATAATCTGCTCTGCTTGCTTAGTAAACATAGCCAACTGATCGTCCGTAAACGTCTGTTCGCATACATCCTGTATGTTTGCTTTAAGCTCGGTGTAATTCACCTAAAACTCCCTACGCCATTGGCCCACGAGCCATAGTACCTTTGGTTGCTGCACCTGTACCACGTATCTTTATACCGCTTGTCTTAACAGTACCAGAAGACTGCTCTGGTGAGTTAACAGTAGTGCCGGGGTCGTACTCTTTAACCCCACCCATCTTGTGTATCTTCATTCCTTTTTCTTTAGCCATTGTGTTATACCTCTATGTTATAACTATTGTTACTAACCCTATTTTCCCAAACGCAAAGAGTGGGTCTACCGGCTGTAATCTTGCCCGACTTGCAGGATAACCTGTAAAGTCTGGTCTTGGATCTCGTATTGCCTGTGGGTCATTTATCGCAAATGTTCCCAATCTTAACTGTGGCTGGTCAGGGTTCCAACACTCTGGACAAGCCTTAATTCCTGTAACCACTGCCTTAATAACCAGAGGTTTTAACTGCCGTAGCCTATACTGAAACCCACATACGTCGCACTCTGCTAACGCATTTTGACCTGATGCAAATCTTTCGCTCATGGTTACCTAGGTCCATACAAGCGAGGTATAAGCATTTCAGAAGCCTTTTCTCTATCCTCTCCCGCAGCTAACGTATACTGCTCATCATACTGTGCTTTGAGCATTTCTAGCCGTGCCATACCTTCAGGTATTTTAGTAGCTAAATAATACGCTAGTCCTGCTACAAGCGCGGGAAAGAAACGAAAAGGCATATCGGCTGTGTTAACGCCCGTCCCTGCATCATCAATACGTTTAAGTCTATAGAACCTAAGCACGTAAAAAGGTTCAAGCGCTGTACCTTGGTTTGGTACAGGCCACACTGTAATCTGCGGATTGTCTGTCTTGCGATCAACCCACGCTTGTATAGGACGACCTTGAGTTAGCTTATTAGGGATAGAAGAGTAATTATCCACACTGATACGTGTAAGATTCAAGTCAGTCTGAGTAACTGCATTACCCTCACTGGTGCGGATAAACTGTTCTATCAAATCAATAGTATTGGCGGGTAGGTCATAAGTCGCTGTGCCTTGAACAAGGTTTACAAAACCCTCCTCAATCGTCCACATATTAACGCCACGGTTAGCCCACTCAATGGTCAGCAAATTCATAGAACGACGCGCTGTGCGTAGATCGTAGCCAGAGTGTAGCTCCCTACCAGCACGTTCAAACGCCTCTTCAGCGATCTCTGTGAACTCCATGTTAAATGTAGTGGTGCCCGATACAGCCATTACTTTTTCTTCCTTTTTAACGGAGTGACTCGTTTGGGTTTACCTGCCGGTTGACCTAGGCGTTTCTTCTGCGCTATACGAGACTTTTTTTCTGCCGCTGTCATTTCACCTGATGTCTTAGGTGTTTTACTAGAGACCCTTTTTGTGGGCCTACAGTACGGCGTTCCTCGTTTGTCTCCTTTCTTGCGCCCACAGGCTTTACCCGTCTTTACGTCCTTCCAATCTTCCTTGAACCAACGCTTTAAGGCCGCGCCTTTGGCAGTTTTACGAACGGCCACTGGCTTTCTTCTTCCTACACTTAGCAATAGCACCCGACGCATATGCAGAAGGGAAGACTTTGTACTGAGCCTTCACCTTCCTATAACAAGCATCCTTAACTGTTCCGCCCTTCTTAAGTGCTGTAGGGCGTTTAGCTGGGTTTATTGCACCCATGCCTTTACATGCCATCATAGAGAATTACTCCTCTGAGTCGTCTTCTGCTTCTACAACAGGCTCTTCAGCTTTTTTAGGAGCTTTTTTAGGAGCTTCTTCAACAACTTCATCTTCACCATCTGGCTGTCCAAATAATCCAATTCCCATAATATCCTCCTAAAATAAAATTTATGTCCTAGTTCCAGATTGCCTAGGCGCTCTAGTTAGACCTTGCTGAGCTATACCATCACATGATTTTCCAGCCATGCCACCTTTGTTATAGCCTTTAACCTTGCCGCCCACCATCATGCCGTTCATTTTATTTTTTTCAAAACGCTTTTCTTTGTTGATCCGCAAACGCTCTTGACGAGCATCTCTACCTTCAGCGCCGCCCATACGTTCTTTAGGGGCAATCCGATAGATTTCGTCATCTAAGTTACGTAATACTCTTTTATCTCGCTTCATACCCGGCATACCACCCTCCTTAAAGGTTCTTCCTTTATCTGCTTTAGCAAACTCTTTACCTACACTTTGTGGAACCCCAGCTTTCTTAGCAAACTTAGGGTTATTAGCTACCGCTGCCATAAACTTGGCTTGCTTTTTTGTCTTACTCGGCATTAGCGGTTTTTAAAGTACATAGTGATTTCAAAACCCAAGCGAACATTTTCGTATGTTGGTTTAGTCCACATAGTAACCTCCTGTCATTTAACTTTATCAGCTCAATAAGCTCTAACACTTCCACCGTTTTCTTGCTTGGCGCAGCCTAGAATTAGGGTCTTTAGCTGCTTTTGGAAATTTTTTCATCTGACCAGCGGAACGTGCACAGAAAGACTTACGCCGCTTTGCGTCCTTGCTGCCCTTCTTCACTTCACCCGTAACGGCTGTCTTAAGTTTAGAGCCGGGGTTGTCCCTACGGTATTTAGCCACACCCTTCTTAGTCATACCTGCACCAGACTTAGTTGGACGCTTCTGACCACCTTTAATGGTGTGGCCTTTCATAGTCCCCTTTTTCTTAGGCGCTGGCATAAACTTTAGACACCGTAAGAATAAAAGAGTATGAATCTCCCGCTGCTGGACTTATTGTAGTCGCTACAATATCACCCGTATTACCTGCTGCTCCGAAAGTTCCGGGGTTAGGAATACCAAAGTCAGTAAAGTCATACTGCTCTGTCCAATCCGCTGGAAGTGTAAAAATAGGAACATCAGTAGTCGCATCAAATGCTAAGGTGACAGCCACTCCTTTACTTGCATAAGTGACCGCTTGCACAGTAGCTGCTATACAGGCTTGACCCGTTACAGGGTCATTTGAAAGGCTAGACACATCAACTAGTACAGAAGTAACAACGTCAGTATTACCTACCGCTACGTTACCCCTAATAATAGCTGTGCGACCGCCATCCTGTATGATTTGCGTCGTTAGCGTATCAGCCATGATTTACTCCTTATAGTTTATATTAAGCACTAAATGGAGTAGCACCTGCACCCGCGGCAGCGCCGAAGCAAACAGCTTGGACATACCATGTTCCCGCAGAAACGGCTGTGCATGTAATCATGCTATCTATGTCACCACCAGTAGTACCGCCATTCCAAGTGAATGTAGTGTCGTTAGGTGTAGCTAAGAAAGTCTTAGTCAAACCGTTAGCGTCTACAGACGTTGCATAGCCAGTAAATACATCCGTTCCAGAAGGCTTGATAACTAAGTTATTAGCTAAGTCAAATGCACTGATAACCATAATCTGTGCGCCAAGCTGGTTCTGTTGGTCAGGCGACGTAGGGTCAGTTGCAGGAGTAGTGCTTGAAGGTGCAACAGATAGAATCGCAGGAAGTGTAAGTTGTCCTGCACCTGCGGCATTATTTGAGTTATAAACGTTTACTACACCCGCGTTACCCGGAGTTACTGCTCCAGTAGGGTTGCCATTAGCATCTACTGTAGGGGTAGGGAATATAGATAAAACCGTTGTTGTATTGTTGGCAGTTATTAAAGAAGCTGCACCGGGTCCAGCGGAAACAAAACCATTAAGTGATCGTACCGGCCCAGAGAAAGTTGTTCTAGCCATTTGAAAGTCCTCACATGCGAGTTTAGCGAATCTGTCTGCATGTAGTCCGTCGGGGACGGTCAGAGTTCGCGGGTTAGCCCCGATTTAAGAGAGTATATAACACTTATTTATAATATGTACAAATAAAACTCAGACAAAGAAAAGGGAGCCGAAGCTCCCTAATCTAATCACCTGTTGCTTATGTAGCACCCGGTGAACCGTAAACGCCCAGTGGGTCAGATACGCCGAAGCTGTATCGCTCACGAGCCTTATAGCGGCTGTTCCCTGTGTCGAAGTCCGCATCCATAGATGTAGTCATCGGTGTACGGATGAAGTGCTTCAATCCGTTAGGAACGTCAGTCATCAAGAACCACGCATTACCGTCAGTGAGGTAGTTATTAACTGTATAACCCTCTGGCACTGTACCGTTGTTGCGGATTGCGTTGATGTCGTTGTCAGCAGTGCCGACTCTTAGCTCAGTATCCATCAAACGTGTAGCAACGAATTGCAACGCTGGTGGGATAACAAGCTTACGAGGCTTGGCTGCAATCAAAAGACCACGCTCATCAGTCCATGCTGCTATTGAAATAACCGCTGCTTCCAAAGAAGTCTCGTTTAAGTCAACGCCAGTCGCTGGAGTGTTTGCGTTAGTTCCACCAGAAACTAGTGGATGAGCCGTTGAGAACAAAGTCTGGCCGTCACCATAAGTGGGTCCGCCAGCAAAACCAGTGTTGAGAATAGTCGCACCTTTAACTTGCTTGGTGTAAGCCATTGCTCTAGCTAGTGCCTTTGTATAACGCGCTGAAAGCGAATCGTACAGGTTGTCCTCAATAGCCTCTTCGGTTAGTGAGAAACCCATAGCAATCGTCTCATTGACGTATCGGGCTGTGTAAGTCTCTTGTGCGTTATCATATGAAATGGCAGCACCTTCAGTTTTAACTGGGGCAGCACCAAAACCTGATAACTTCACTTCTTCTTCAAAGGAACGGTCAGAAGTCTCTGTTTCAAAGATTTCTTTAGTTTCCTCACCATATCTTGCGTACTCAAGGCCAAACAGGGCATTCAAACCCGGTAGTAGTTCCTTGAGGAGTTGCGCTCGTGAAATAGCCATTAGTCAGTCTCCTTAAGCCGTACCGGTTGGGTTAGTGTATGAATGTGCCACTGGGTTGAACTTAACGATCACATCCGTAAAAGCATCTCCAACAGAACTGCCCGGAGCGTCAACAAAGTCAACGATACGAAGAGCAATACCACTAGTAGCTGCTGTTGTAGCGTCTAGCGCAACATTCGAGTTACCAGTAATAGTACTACCAGTATTTGTCGATTGTACGTTAGCCAAAGGTGCATTCTGACCAAGGGCAGTTTGTGCTACCGCTCCATCAGCTTGCATTTGGAATGCTACGTTAGGGTCGTCTACGATGAATGCTTGTGCGTCAGCAGCGACTGTACTAGCGGGCCACATTTGACGGTTAACAAAACCAAGCGTTGCATCTGTGTAAGAGCAGCCCATAAACACACCAACTGTGCCGACAGGGAACTGATCTGCCTGTGAGCCTAAATCAGTCATCAGTTGAATAGTACCGTCAGCAGCAATTACGACAATAGAGCCGTAAAAGATGTTAGTACCGTAACCAGATGCTATAGGCAATTTGCGAGTGGCTCCCGCATAGGAAGTACCGCTCACCTCGTTTATAGGCCGTAGCCCATAGGGGGTAGCTGTAGTAGCCATTTTAATCTCCTAAGATTATCCTTTACCGAAAGTCACCTTAGAAGACCTTTCATTAAACATAGGCATTCTAGGGTCTGACTCCCGCATTAAGTTGTTGTCTACGGAACGTATTTGCGCTTCGTTTGTATCTTTATAGAAGGCGTTACGTTCTTCAACAAGTTCCTTGGGTGCTTTACAAAGCATAAGTCCGCCCATAACGACGTTGTCCTTAAAGCGATCATTCTCAATACTCACCAACTGAATCTCAGGGTGGTCTGAGGCTTTGCACGGCTCCCAACCTTCTCGTAACTTCGAGGAAACGTTAGTCGGATCGGCCTGTCCATTAGTACTTACACGAACCCAATGAAAAGTGTAACCGTCTTGCGGGGTAGGGTCAGGTAAAAGCTCTGGCCTCTTCCATGCTTGCTTTCGGGTTTTCTTCTCTCTTGTGCCTAGTTCTCGATCTGTTCGATTATCTAGTTTATTCGTAGCCATTAGTTTTGTTTCCTCATTAATTCAGCAACCTGTTGGGCGTAATCAGCTAGAGATACTCCTAGTTTGTTGGCTAAAGCTATTTGTGTTTGCGTTAACCGCACCTTCTTAGGTGCTGTGCTCCGCGTAGCGGGGGCAACCACATTACTTTGCTTCCTCTTTGGTTCCTCTGGTTCGTCTTCGATACTCTCATCAAACTGGTCAGGAAAGACCTGACGCATACGAGAATTGATCTTCTCGTAGTATTCATCCGATTGAGGGTCAGTCCCCTCTTTCGTAAGTTTAGTGTGCAATCCCAATGCAAATGCCGTCATTTCGTCATCTGAACCAAACCAAGGGTTATTATCGCGCCATGATTCGGCCTTCTCGTCACGCGGTACTTGCGGTTGAGGCGCAGTTACTTCGTTTTGTACAGCAGTTTGTTCTGGTTGTAAAGTCTCAGTCTCTTTAGGTTTTAGCGCGTTAACACGTTCCAACTTTATCTGGGCGGCATTAAGCATTGTTTGAGCTTCTAAAACTGCATCAGGCTCCCCGGACTCATACGCTTGCTTATACTGAGCCTTAGCCATTGTAAGTTCGCTATCGACTTGTCTTCTAGCTGACTCGATCAACGTATTGTGGTTCTGGTTAGCTGATCCCTTGAGCTTTTGGTTTTCATCAACTAGCTTTTTAGCATAAGCAATAGCTTCTTCTTTCTCACGTAAAGCTTGTTCTTTTACACGTCGCTCATCGTGATAGCCCTTACTGAAGTGCTGTATGCGCTTCTTAACTTTTTCGGAGTAGTTCTCCAATTCTTCGTTAGTTACCTCTTCAGGAGGCTCTGAGGGCTTTCTATTGCGATCCGCAGCGGGGGTGTCGTCTACTACTTCAACTTCTACCTCACCATCTTTTATTACGTTTTGCTTTTGTCCCGGTTTCTGAAGCACTTCGCGGCCTACAGCTCCCTCTACTTCTACATCAGGAGTTGTTTCCTCTTGAGCTACTTCTACTTCAGCAGCAGCTTCGGTTTTATCCGGGTCTGGAAATTCAAATTCTACTTGTTGCATTGGCATAATCTATTCCTCACGCACGAGTGATTGCTCTCGGATTGGCGACAACCGCTTCAATAGAGTCGTCATTCATCAGACGATACTCTTGGTTGCCTAGTTTGAACCGTGTTCCGGTGTTAGCTCGGAACATTACATAGTCCCCAACCTTACACCACGGTCCGTTTACGAATCGTTCTTTGTCGCTGTAAGCCTCGTCGCCCATATCTACTACAGCTCCAATAGTAGAAAGGATGTACTCTTCACGCTTTGTTTGGTCTGCTTTAATAAGACCGCTATCTCCAAAGGTTTCCTCCACGTTAGGGAGTGCTATGAGTATTCTGTAACCCACAGGTTTAGGGATGAACGCATCCATATCTTCGTCGGATATTTTCATCTCATCTATCTTTTCTTGTCGCTTCTTCTCAAGAGCCGTCATTTCAGTCATCGGTTTCTTCCATATAGTTACGCGAGAGGTCATTTATTTCACGTAATGCGGTGTCCAGACCCCGAAGCACACCACACACTTCTTTGTAGTCGGCGTAGTCTTTAGCTGCACCGGATCGTACAAATTCTTCGCTAGACCGTTTATGGTCTGTAAGTTTATCTGTTAGCACGTCAAAGACGGTTTTAGCCATTGTCTGTTACCTCTTAGCTTTCTTTTTTGCCGTAGCAGACAAGTCTTTAAAATGGAACAACTTCACACTACCTTTAGTATGAGTCTTTCCACTGTGCAAAGTGCCATCAGACATCTTGTGTGTATTACCTTTGAATTCAGTTCCATCTCTTTTGTAATGCTTAACACCTTTCATATTATCTCTCCTCTCTGTCATCACGTAAGGCTTCATCTCTATCTCGTTCTGCTTCGGCTCTCGTTCGTTTTTCTTGTCCTGCACTTTTAGCCATGTCAATAATAACCTTGGCTTCAGCTACATCATTCTTAGCTTCAGACTGTTCATTCTGCGAGGCTATACGGCTAGCTTCCAGCACCGCTGTGGTCTGCGCCTTCTGCTTATCCAGCTCAATTCGCTCTTGATCTATCGCTAAGTCGCCCGCATCTTTAGCTGCTTTGCGTTGTAGCTCACCTTGCTTAAGCTGTAGCTCTGCTTGCTTCATCTGGAACACAGGGTCTTGTGCCTGTTGCTGTGCCTGTTGCTCCGCCGCTTGCTGTTGTTTCTGTTGAGTTAACTGTATTGCAGCCTGAGACATAGTTTGTGCTAATAAATTAGCCGCTTCTTCAGGTAGTTCTTCGCCCGGTGGTGGTAGTGCTACACCCAACTTCTGCTCCATCTGCTGTCTATATAAGAAGGCCATGTGCTCGGCAATGTGCGCTCTAAGGGCAGCAACAATCTGTTGACCCATAGGGTTTTGTCCAATAAGTGCTGCAATCTGTGGATCAGCAAGGAAGGCTTCGTGTGCAGTAATGTGCGCCTGATGGTCTTGAAATATAAATGCCTTGATAGGTTTACCTACTAACGCGTCCATATTCTCACTGACTGGATCTATTGGATTAATATCCTCTTCAGTCGGTACTAACTTGTCTGCGTTCTTGATCCCTAACACTTCGATCATCTGACGGTGCAACTGGGGTAGATCGTAGATTTGTGGGGAAGCCTGTGCCATCTGCAACACGGTTTGGTATTGCACAACTCTTTGTGCCATCGTGCTGCTATTGGGGTCGCTGACAGGAATTACTTCCACCGTGGCGTAGTCCGCTTGGCGGGCGCGGGGAGTACCACGATCAGGCTCATAACCGTACTCTAATGGCGCATATTCAGCCATAATCGCTCTAAGAAGCTTAAATTCCTGCTTCATCGCGTAATGGACGCGAGATTGTACCGCTGCCATTGGCTTCAATGTACGCTCAAGTAGAGCTAATGTTGTTCCAACTGGCGCATTTGCGCTCATATCGGAGATGTTCATGTCAGAGATCGCTCCAAGGCGGCGACCTTCCTCTGTGATCTTGTCTAATAGCGCAAGTAACGTCTGACTTGGCTCTTTATAGGGTAATGGTAGGATATTATCCCGTATTGACCCGCTCGGTACGTCCACATCCCTGAATTCACCCGGCCCGATGGGGGTATCACCCGTTGTTACGCGCATTCCACGCGATTTTAGGCCACCCGGTAGGTTAGAAAGTGTACCAGCGTCAACTAATTGACGGATTAATGACGTTCCAGCTCTTGCATACCCACCAATAATGTGAATTAAACCAAGACCATAGAAGCCAAAGCCCGGAACATAGACATAATGAACAAAATGTTGACGCTTGAGCGTCAAAGAATCGTCAGGGTTCCAGTTTCGACGTACCGCAAGTACTGTTCCTGTGCCTTTTTCGATGGTAACCACGTAAGGTTTGGCTACTTGTAGGTCATCTTCGTCGTCAACAATCTCTCCGTCTGCCTCATCCAGCACTAAATCGGCATGAATCTCATATACAGCGTACCGATCATCCGATGTTACCGACATTCCAGCCTGTTCAGCCTTAGCTTCTTCAATATCTGTAGAGAATGCGACCGGATCGCCTAATGTTACGTTTCTGTAAAACCCTGCTGCTTGCAGTTTGACCATCTCGTTCTTGGTTTTACGCATCACATGAGTGACACGCTCGGCAGATTCTAGGTTAGACGCACCGTAAGGCACGATCATATCTTCTGCGGGAATGTAAATAGCGATCTGACGACCAATGTTGGGATCGTAGTAGACCTTCTTGAATGCTGATCCTGCGAGTCCCAAACTGTAAAGCATACGTTCGTGTTCAGGGCGATACTCGACCATCACATCTGTAAGCTCGTAATTCATGTCTGTTTTGACGCGTAAGGCCGCATCTTCCTTATCGCGAGTAATTTCTCCCAAAATCTGAGTCTTCACTGGACCGGCTGCTGGGAACGTCTCGCTCATTGCTTCCGCTTGGAATCGAATCGCTGCTTCTGCTAATACTGTACTATATACGCCACAGGCGTTTTCCCACGGCTCAGTTCTGTCTTCGTAACTAAACCCTAGGACTTCAAGACCCTTTACAAAAGTCTCAGCCCAATCACGACGTGAACCTATGTCATCATCTACCGCAGCAACTAAATCAGCCGACAACTCGGTTAGCTGACCGTCATCCATGTACTCAGCAAGGTTGGCATCAAACGGTGCGTTAGCAATATCTGTGTCCATCGCGTCGGGGACAATCGTAATCTCCACTGTGCCGTCGTCTAAGGTCACCATCTCTGGGTTGACGATTTCAATCTCCAACTCGCTTGTTTCTTCTTCCATGCCCTCTGGCATGGCATACAATCCTTTTTCAATAGCCATTAGTAGTATCCGCCTCTACGTTGCTTGAAGTATTGCTCTTCTTCTAGTTCATCCGATGGAAGTGTGATGAACCCACCCTGCCTAAAACGCATCAGGGCCATTATCGTCGTATCCACAAGGTCATCGTTAGACATAAAAGGAAAGCCCGCCACTTCTTCTACTAACTCTTCCGCCCAACGTGTTTGTGGAACCCACACTAATCCTGAGCGTACTATATCAGCAACTGAATTTAAACGCGCTGTTTTATCACCTGAACCTCTGTGCGGTGTATATTCTTGCACCATCAACCCACCACGACGCATCTCCTGATACAGAGGTGTACCACTACTCTTCTTCTCCACAATAAACGCGTCGGGGTTCCACTCTTCATACTCTTCCCACGCAAGTTCTTTTAACTCTGGAAACTCTAGCCTACGTTTGATTGAGTTTAGTAATATAATACAGTGGCAATTCTCTTCTTCATGGAAGAACACTCCCCACGTCGTAAGGGCTGTATAGTCCGCTCGGTTGTTCTTTTCTGCCGCTGCGTCAAGCGTCATTATGATGTATTCACATTGAGGGGGTTCTTCTTTCTCCCACGTCATCCACCACTCCCGTTTTACTAGGGCTGCTTCTTCTGCGGTGGGGTGCTGCTGATACTGCGCGTTCCATTGAAACACCGGCATAGAAGCCTTTGTTCTATACAACGCATCAAGGTTAAAGAACTCAGGCCACAACGGTTTCTCTATTATCTTTTCTGGGGCTACCTCATCCTTCGTTTCTA